TAACTTCGTCACTTCCTAGACGATAAGAAGTGTGTTTATTGAATCGAAAGTCTCTTGTATCCTCTGTTTCTTGCTCTACGAGTCCTTCAAACATTTGTGTATTGTCATTTACTTCGCTGTAGAACTCGAAAAGTCTTTCAAGAAGGTCAATAGTTCCTTTAGCTTTATGTAAATCACCCGCATTCTGTGTAAAGAACTTGAATGAAGGTATGATCCACTTCTCTACGAACTTGTCAAGGTTGTTTATCTGGTTTCCATTTGAGCGATACTCGTACATTCTCATTAGAACTGCTACAGTATCCTTGAAATGGTCCGTATTAAGGTACTGTGCAAGGTATTCTAGTATGATATCTTGTGAAACTGTACCAGTATTATCGTTTAAATAGTTCTGATACGTCAAATCGTTATCCATATCAAGAGTATTCTCAACTTTTATTAGCTGAACCCTCTCATATAGAGTCTCAAACGTAGCAGCAATCGCCTCTACTACTGCATCGTAGCCGGGATTACCGTGAAGTTTATCGAGCGATTGATTGCTGATATCTTTAAGGAACTTATAGAAGTCGAATTCTCTTACTGACATAGATTATCCTAGCACCACCCGCCCCAAAATTGGAAATTCAGCATCCGTTAGTACGTAATCGCCTAACTCATCCGTTCTTTCAACAAGATCAGGGTTTCTTGGTTCAACAACTACCCTTGCTCTTGCTACACCAGTGAGATCATTAACGTCGTTTGCCAAGTCTATAGCATTGATACTCGCTCCAAGTGATTGATTTGAAGGTAAGAAGTAGTTTACAATCTCTGTACGTATAGAATTCGTTACGTCTTCGATTGTCAAGAGACTTGTTTCGTCTTTCTTGAACACAACTCTAATATCAAAGGTCTGATAGATCGGTGCGACGATATGATTCCTTACTGTAGTTATCTTAATCTTGTCTAAATCATCAAGCATATCTTCTTTTGTTTCGATATTCAAGTACCCACCAACTTCGGGTACAGGAACTACGAATACATCATTAGAAGTAAGACAAGTAGCGGGATAAATCTTTGCTTCTCCGATTAGAAGTTGTGTATTTGGCTTGACAAGAATAGTTCCAAGAAGACTTGCAGCGAAATCGCTGCTGTCTATGATAGAATTATCTAAAATGTAAACACCTTTGACTGTATACCAACCTCTAACATCACCTTCTCTATCACAACAACACACTTCAGAGAGGTACCCATTAACATTGTATGTAAATTCATCTATCCTTACAAAGCATTCTTCTCCGTTTATGAAGAGAGATATCTCATCCTTTGTAACAGCAGGGTAAGCACCTGTAGTTGTATTCAAATTTGGATTCAAAACTTCAACTTCAAAGTGAACCACAGTACAACAGTCCTCATTAGAGAGTATATCTGTTCTCTGATTGATCGTTGCTCCACGATTATCGTTACAAGGTCGAGTTGTATCACAGAATAACGCAGTAGACGTTCCAAAATTCAGCAAGTCTCCTGCATCTATGTCTGTAAGGTTGACTTGTGGTACTGGAAGTATGTCTCCATCTACTACTGTATACGCTTCATAGAATCCTTTTATATCCCAGTCGGTTGGAATCTTAAGATCGTCGTCGTATCCTACGGTTTCAACCTCAGTATAAGAACTCCACCTCTCATTAAGGAAGTTATTCTCACAAGGAGAGCGTAAAAGTCCTGCTTCGATAGCCTCTGCATAGTTAAATGCTGCTGCGTCTGTAAGGTATGGGTACTCTCCGAGAACATACCACTTGTAATCGAAGTTGTTTACGAGTCTGTTTTGAATTCCAAAGTATAATGGGGCGAACTTTTTGATTCTATCTGTTGGTTCTATGTTAGTTCCTTCAGAACTCTCTAATGCTTGAGTAACTGTGAACTGTCCTTCGATAGTATCAAGGGGATCGTCTGGATTTACAAAGTAAATTGTATCAGCAAGACTATCAATTGAACCTGCTACAACCTTACCGCTTGTACCAGTCGTCACAAAGTATTCAACTCTGATAGTTCTACCCGCTTCAGGTATCGCTCCGAAACTTCCTTCAGCAAATTGGATCTCTAGTAGACCTTTAGAGTTAATGAATGGAACATAAATCTTTGAATTTGATCCAGTATAGAACCAAGTGAGAACACCTTCCCATTTCTCCTCTTCACTTGCTTCATTCAATACGTAAACCGAAACATTCTTCCAGTCAATGAATGGGTTAGGAATCTCAAAGCTTTGAAGAGTAGTTCCGTCACTTACAAAGTCAACAGAGAAAGGAATTCCCTGAACAACTTCAAGACTGATTATGTTTGGATCTGTTGAAGCAGAGTTTGGATCTTTGATTATTGATAGAGCATTTGTTATGTTAGAGAATACAAGTGATTTGTTTCTATCATTGCTACGTGAAGTTGTGAATTGAAGGTTCTTTGAAACTGCTGCAACCCAACCATAGTAATTAGGTAGTGTAGCAGTATCTAAACCCATAGCACTAAAGTCGGGAGTGACTGAGATTGTTGTAGAAGAACCTTTGAAACCGTGTGCTTTGTATCCTACGAGATGTCCCAACATATTTGAAGTCTCATAGAGTTGGGAAGTTGTTATGTACTGCTCATTAGCCATAGCGTTCACATAGTTACCAAAGATTGCTCCGGTGTATGAGAACATGTTAACCATATGACTTAGGAACGTTCCTTCAAAGTTTGCGTCCTTGAATGCATCTGTCGCTTGAAGAAACTCAATGATGCTATCTTTAAGTCCTCTATAGTCAATATCTTTAAAATTAATATTCTGGTCTGACATTCGGTTCCTCGTTATCTCTTAAGATCTTCTAGTGACAATGATTCGTCAAAGATTCCGGTTGTAATTCCATCTCCCAATAGGTAAGCAACTGTAACTGTAATATGATACAGAGTTATATTCGACATATCTACTTCTATACCAAGGATAACTACTTCAGGTTCGTACAATTCTAATCCATCTTTCAATCTTTGTTCTATTTCGAACGCCATCATATTACCGGGGAGAGCATTCTCAAAGATAAGATCTTCAAAGTTAGAACCAAAGAGAGGTTCTAAAGGTTTATCACCAGAATTAGAAATCAAAAGTGTATAGATAGATTGATTGACCGCATCAATATCCTCAAGCATTTTCAAGTCACCATCATCATCCAATGTAAAATCAAATGGAATGTCTCTTCGGTATGCAAATGGAATATCTTTTTGAACTACCATTTCTTATTCCTTATTATGGACAAGCATCTTCAGCACAAGTTCCCGGTACAAGCGGATTAAGTGCTGCGTATAGTGCAACTTCGCTACAAGGTGCGGCACTTGCTGATACATCTGTAGCGAGAGGTTTGATATTAATTTCAACTGCTGTACAATCTTTACCGATACAATCTACAGCAGGAGTTTCAATACCTGATGTAACTTTTAATTGTCCATTTATGATTGTATCAGCACCAATCAATGTTGTACCTCTTGTTTCGTGGTTAGCTTCAAAGAGAACGTCTTTCTCGACATTCAATCTACCAGTGATTAAAACATCTCCATCCAAATTAATCGTTGGAGCTTTGATCTTATACCACTCAACAGCCTGTAATCTCCAGAACTTATAAGTATCCTCTACACAAGAATCAGTATAGATAGAGTATCTGTGACCATTAGCATAGCGTTCCATATCACCAGAGTCAAGCTGCCATCTCTGATCACCATCCTGTAGATGAAATGTTTGGTGTCCGTCTACAAGGTGAAACTTTTGATGACCTTTAAGAAGGTGGAAATGTTGATGACCTTCTACGATCCTAAATGCTTGATTACCTTTATGTAACAGAACGAATTGATTACCAACATCATTCTCACCATCTTGATCCCAACCCGCAAACTTAGCGTCACAGCCTAAATTACTTGCTGAGTAGTTATTACTTTTAGGATGATTTGGTCGTGCATCAGTACATCCATGTTGATTCTCATCGTTGTCAGGGTTTCCAACTGGTTCATGTTCTGTACTAACTTCAAACGAATTAAATGCGCTACCATCTTCTCCACTTCCTTCTCCGCAAATTTCTATGAAGTGATGACCTTCATCTATATGAAGATGTTCCCAACCTCTATTGACTACTCTGTTATAGTTACCTTCATCAATATGATGGTTGTGGCTACCTCGATGAAGTCTATAGTTTCTATCACCGTGTTCTATCTCCATATTATCATTACCAGTATAGAATCTTGTGTTCCTATCAACTTGATATGTCTCGTTGACCTTATTCATATAGTAACGATAAACAAAATCTTCTACAACTGTCTTCTCTCTACCGGGATTATGCTTTCTTTCTTCGAATCTTCCTAGTAGCTGTTGTCTCTCTTCACCTTCTATGTCGTCGTAGGTTATTTCGTTCTCTACGCGTCTCTGTACTTCTGAATCTGTACTATCAATTGCCTTTGGATCGTTAGAAGTTCCATCAAATTTGACTGTTTTAGGACCAGACCACTTAATATCAGGTGTGCTTGCTATACCTCTTTGACGCTCATAGACCTTTTTTATAGATCTTTCGTTATTAAAGTCTTCTTTTTTGCGACTAGAATCAAGTTGAACCAGTTCTATAAAGTATTTAGAGGGGTGAATGAAAACTCTACGCTCTTTAAGTACATCCGTATCAACTATTTCTCCTTGCGGATTCCTCTCAGTGTTGACTAAAGGATATTCAGGTTTCCAATCAGTACCACCTCTGTTCTCTTCGTCCTCTCCTTCGACTTCAAATTTATATTGATGTTCGTTATCGTCGTCGTTATGACCCCACTTATGCTCATCCCACTGATCTAATTCTTGTTGCTCTTCTTTTTCTGTTAATCTATCACTAGGTTTTGCGTTATGTATACCATTATATCCCGGCGTATCATGATTTGCTGCACCGTCAAACGCTATTCTTATTTGTGACAGGAAGAAATCTTCAGGGAAGATTGGTTGTGGTTTCTCTTCATCTTTCTTAGGTGGAGGTATCGCTGCTTCTCCTCCTTCACCAAATATATTTTTACGAGTTGAAGATGCCCAATCTTGAACTGGGTGTTCTATCTTTTCGTCTTTTTTAGTTTCGTACTTCTTTACATTTGAACTATAACCACTCTTATCATCATATTGACTAGACTTATCAAACTCATAGTCTGGTCCCTTTTCTCCGTCTTTCCTCTTACCATTCTTTTCTTGGTAGTCTTCAACGTCCTCGATAGCAGGAGCAGCAGCAAAGTATACTGGGAAGTTATGATCTCCTGCTTCAAAGAAGATATAAACGTGACTACCAATAGAAGGTACATTCATTGTACCAATATTACGCAATCCTCCACCAGACATTCCTAAACCTGTAGCAGGAATCGCCCAAGGAAGATGAAATGTTTCTACATACGCTTTGTTATCACTATGAATACCCATAACACGAATACGTACACGCCCCGCTTTCTCTGGATCGTCTACATCTTCTACAACACCTCGATACATTAAAGGATGTTCTAGAATATCTTCACCGTACATATCAGTAACAACACCCATTTACTCACCCCCACCTATAGGATGGAAATCTCCGACTCTTGACAATGCTAATGTCTGTCTATATGGATACCCTTTAGTATTCCATACATGAACTACTCCTCGAACGAACCAATTTCCTTCAAGCTCTTCTACGTTCTCATTCAATCCATTTACCTTGTTCTCTATTTCTACTCTATCGCCAGACTTCATTCTTGGATCAGAAGTAATACCGTTAACTTGAATTTTCGTTTGTGCTTGCGCTGCAACTGCGGTAAGTAATTGATTGTATACAAGTGCTTTACAGAAGGGTTTATCGTTCTCTCCTCGATAACCTGTAGGAATATGGAAACCGAACATATTATTTATCTCTTCTTCTTTCTCATACAGAGGATTTACCTGTTTTAAAGGTCTTTCCTGATAACCATTCTTGAGAGTATATTCTTTCTTCTTAAACCAATTGAATCTCTCGGCAGAAGCACCAGACAATCCAATCTTATAGAATTCTTTATGACCAAAGTCTGGGAAATATTCTTTAACAATCTTCTGAGTATCGTGTTGAGCAGTTTGAATATCTTCATTGACTATATCTTTTAATTCTAATGTGTGTAAGTCACCATTCTTCATAATAGATTGTAGTGATTGGAAGTGGAATATATCATCTAAGTCAAAGAAACAATGATAACCTGCTGCATCTCCTTTAGCAAGTGCATATTTCTTAAGATAGTTAAGTGTCTTTGCAGGACTCCAAAAAGGAATTGTGAAACTCTCTAGTTTATTCTGAGTCGCTTCAATTGTTTCTTCTCCTGCATTTGTTTTGATCTCATACTTACCGTCTTTATTAATGAGGTTCTTATGTATCCATTTAACAACGTCACTAATCTTTATATCATTGAAACCCTTTGAGACTTTCCAGACTTGAAGATTTCTATATGCAGGGAATTGTGCTACAATGATTTCATTTCTGTCGTAACCGCCACCATATAAATGACCGTGTTCCCAACCAGTAATATTTAGAATCTCCATTTTCAATTTTCTTACTTTACCGTAACCACCACCTTCATCTCTATTTGAGTATAGTTCCATTCTTAGGTAGTCATAACCTTCAGTGAGTAGTTTTTTCATTCTAAAGGTTCCTCTATCCGAGAACCTTATCTTACCAAAGACACAGAATTGATCGATACCTTCTTGAAGCTTTACTTCTATAACATCTTGGTGTGAGAATCTTTCGTCCTCTCCACCTTGACCCTTTCTGGCTTTACCGTCTTTTGTTATAGGAATGATTACAGGGATTTCTCCACCGTGACCACCCCACGCAAGATCTCTTCCTTTTCCTTCACCCATACTCTATCCTACTATCTTATTGTTTTTACGAATCTCTTTCATTCTCTCTTCGTATAAATGCATAATCAGATCGAACTCATCAATTCCCAAATCGTTTGTTTGTCTAATATCCATTTTCGAAGTTATAAACATATCAACTTGAGAAGTAAGTACTTCCATATAACTCTCGGTTGTTAAAAATCGTAGAAGAATAGAATAAAATCCGAGAAGTCTATCGCTTCTATCTTTCCAAATGCTTTCTTGAAAAATTCATTAACAACTACAAAGAATTCATTGTAGCTTTGTAAGTACGCTCTTTTAACATCACGGACTGTTTCATAATCCAATGTATTAAAAAGTTGGATACGTTGAGCAGGAGACATCATATGCGCTTTACCATCTTTAACGAATGCCTTAATAGTACAAGCAGTTGTCAAGATCGATACTGTCGCTTCTGAATCATTAAGTACAGCAGTTTCAATGAAGTTCATATCACCTCTGGTAGGAATCATTAAGTAGAGTCCAGTACCATCTGCCAATTCTATGTAACCTAGAGGGTTGGAAATGAATCTATCCTTGTTATCTCTGATACATTCAATCAATCCCATCGTATCTAACGTAACTCGTTTCTCTTCTCGATCTTCACCTTCTCCATAAGTTATTCTAAATGTAGAGTCTGAAGGTCTAGAGACACATCTAAGTACAAGAAGGAGATACAACCAATCGAATATAGTTAATTCTTCAACAGGATAATCGTTAGCGATACAACGTTGTAGTGATACATCCAGAGCGTTTGTGAATGCTAACTCTCTATGCTCCTCAAGTCTCGAATCGCCTCCCAACTCTTTCAACTTCTTAATATCATTCTCAAACATTTCAAGATGCTTCGTCATAAACTTATATTCTTCAACAGACATTGAACGTAACTGAATCTTCGTCTTCTCTGTTAGTAATTCTACTTCATCATTATAAAGAGACTTCTGCATTCCTCCAATGAAATCCATTACAGATTGATCAGATGCTTCGACAGATTCAAGAGTTGGAGGAGTTACGATTGGTTTCTTCTTTACTGGCTTTGTTTCGACTTGTGGTAGGGTCTTCTTTTTAGGTTTGGATTTCTTTTCTGCCTTTGCAGGTTTTACTTTTGGCATTTTCGGAGGATTATTAGCAGGTTGTAATCCCTTTTCTTTAGTATCTAATTTTCTAGGGATAGCAAGTTCTTCTGTTTCTTCATCTTCTGGAAACAATTTTCCTTTTGTTCTCTTTGCATTCGCTCGAATTTCTGGATGCTCGTTAGGATTATTGATAATTGAATCTAGAAGTTCTGGTGTAACTTGCTGTACATCCTGACTCATACCTACTGGATTTGATCCGTGAGGCATTCTAGGTGCATTTCCTGCCTCAATTCGTGGCAAATTCTCGTCTAAGAATTCGTTAGACATAATTTCTCTCCCTTGTTTTGTTGTGGACTGTATTATTTAGTCTATAAGACGCAGAAATAGCAATCTATTTTTAAATAGGAATGAATCTATAGACCCCTGCTAAAAATACATAGAGGCTCATAGACATTTTTATAAATGAAATGGTATAGGAATGTGGTTTAATGCTATAAAAATACCCCACCAGAGGATTGGTAAGGTATTTTTATAAGTTATTTTTGATGAAACTATTAATCTTTTGTGTAGAAGCTATAAGTAATCGTAGCATCAAACACCAAAGGAGCATCTTTAGTTTCGTGACCGTAAGAGATCGCTCCGATTGCTGACAAATATGCCATTGCCATTGTATATTTGGATTTAGTCTCTCTTGCAGTATCCAACTGCGATAGAGTAACTGTACCCATATAAACTGAAGGAGCTTCCCAAACAGGTCCACCGTCTTTCTCGTATCTATAAACTTGATCCAATACACTCTTCCACTCAGTAAGAACCTCATAGTCTGCATCAATAATAAACTGAGCAGCAAGAGGTTCATACGTTGGAGTTCCTGCAAGCTTATAAGTCATACCGAAATATGAAATTGCAACTTCGTTTACAGTAAGACCCGGAAGAGCAGACGTTCTCATTGAAGCGGTAACTCTTTGAGCATCCTGCAACTGAGCGAAACATCCACCTTGGAACAAGCAATTCCAATGATACGGTCTTGCAATGTCGCTGATTTTTTCTCTAAAATCGTTTAGACTATACATATGGTCTATCCTCTTTCTATACTATTAGGCTGTTGTGACTGTAGGTGTAACTCTCGTTGCAAGTTCTTGGAGATTCACACTGGATCTCGTCACGAAGAACCTCAACCAAATAAATTCAGCAACAGGTGTAGGTTTAACATATAGATCTATGTACATTTCATTCTGCTCACGAACAGTAGGTCCGTTATTCGTCTCGTCACAAACTACCAAGAACTCTTCAAGACCTCTGTTGTTCAATACCCACTGGCAGAAGTCATTCATTATTGCAGTGACTTGCGCTCTAGTAAACTCATCATTGAATTCAAATACAAACTGCTCTGCAAGTCTACGTGCTTTACGTTTCATATAAGCAAGTAGTCTGCGAACATTAACACGGTTCAAATAACTTTCTCTATCGAGAAGAGTCTTCTGACCATAAACTGTAATTGCACTTCGGATAACTGCAATTGGGTTAACACGGTTAGCATAAAGTGCGTCCCTCTGTGGAAGACGGAACTTCTCACGGATATCAATTGCTTCAGAGATAACCGCACGACGACTACCCGCAGGTGCCCACCAAGGATAAAAGTTCTTATCTACCCAAGTATAAATTCCTGCAATTGTACCAGAAGGAGCAATCCATCTGTAGATACCTGTATACTTATCAAATATCTTTAGACGGTTATGATAAAGTGCTGCATAACTTCCTGTACTTCCACCAAGAAGCAAACTCTCCTGCGTCCAGTTAACGATTTGGTCTACAGTAGAATATTCATTTGGAACATCAAGAATAGCAATCGCCTCACCATTCATATCTTCTGCAAGGTTTGCAAGTTCCAATTTACCACCGAGAGGTACGTCACCTTCGATAACAATATCAATATCGATATCTGACTCACGGTAGATGTCTGCTGCTTCATAGAGTTCGCCAAGAAGCGAAACAGTTTGACCTTCACGTTCTACAGTTTCGTAGAAGTTTTCAAGTTCTCCGTCATAACCACCCTTTAGAGGAATAGGAAGAGTAGTTGTAAATGTTTCGTCCTTACCTGTAAGAGCAAGCTTTGCACGGATCAACTTGGAATTGTTGTTGACAACCTCTTCAACATAAAGCTTATTACCATTCTCATCGAATGCATTCTCGTCTGAAGAACAACGATGATACTCTACTTCGCCCCATGAATCTGAGATAGAATCATAAGAGAGAATGAATATACCAAACTCCTTAAGGTTCTTTGGGAGATTGTTAGGGATCAAACCAAGGAAGTCAAACTCATTAACAAGCTCTGAGTATTTTACCTTAGAGAGAACACGTTTAATACTTGGTGAAGCTGAAGTTCCCCAGTTTGCAAACTCTTCTGGTACAAATGAATCGGACTTAAGAGTTTCGCGGGGTACTGTCAAGCTGTAAGGATATCTTTTAAGTTTCTCTGCATCCTCATAACCAAGAAGGAAAACGTGATAATCGTTATAATCGTTACCGGGACCAACTGCTGTAAGAACCAAGTCTTCTTGTTTTGCTTCTTCATTGATTGTACAGTTGTAATCGAATGTATCCGTATCGTCTGGATCGTAATATTCTGGATCTGTAGTTGTACCGTGCTTATAACGAATACCACCAACCCAAGTTTCCTCAACCCAAGCGACTCTTTGCCAAGTTACTTCACCGTCTGTTGTGCTATCACCGATGACTGTATCCCAAGCAACGATATCGTCTGATACACTACCCTTGTCGGTTCTTTCAGCAGCACTATTCCAAGCGTTTCCTACAAGACCTGCAACGATACAGCGATAAACGTAACCATTGGGGAAGAGAGGGTCTGCAACACCGGGAGCAGTTTCACCTGAGAAGTGTTCTACTTCACCAAGAGCAGTATCTTCTATCCAACCATCATGAACAAGATCACCAAGAGCATATTCCTTTTGACGCTCTCTAGGATATGCACGATTAAATGTATGGCGGGAGTAGAAAGCCTGAGTACATTTGGAAGAAGTGTTGTAGTAATCGTCAATATCTTGCTGAGTAACAATCGTATTAGCGTCTTGAGTTTCAAGATACTCTGTAGGATCGTTATTATAGATTACTGGATCAAGATTCGCTACAACTGGTAGACTTCCACCATCTTCACCATCTGAATTCGCATCATAACCAATTGCTGCAACTACTGCTCTCGGTCTATCAACTACTCTTGTGAAAAGAAGTTGGGCACCACGAGCAAAATAACCACTTGCAGCAAAGAAAGTCTTTGCGGTATCAGCGTTAGGTTCACCATATGACTCGACAAATTCTCGTTCCGAGTTGACAATATCGATTTTGAATGCCGGACCTCTAGCAGCAACACCAATAAGCATAGAAACAGTGTTTACTTGGTTACTAACATGATCCGAAAGGTCAATTTCCAATACTCTCACTGCGGGAGATAGACCAGATCTGATTGTTACCATATTATTATCCTCTTCTTTCTGACGAAAGTTCTCGTATTCTATTGATATTTAGGATTATAAGTTAAACATTACCTATATTTTTTAGATAAAATCTCCTCTAAACCCAATTAGGTCCAGTAATTTCTGATTCCTCTAGAATATCTGTCGCTGTAACCTCTGTAGTTTCTATAAGACTGTTGTCTAAATCGAAATCATCGTGGTTAAAAAATCTAATAGGAATTGTAAGAATTGGCCCTGCTTGTTCTGCAATAGGCTTATAAATCCAACCTTTTATAGTAAAGTTCAATTCAGATTTCACAATTCTTCTTTCAGTGTCGGCCCACTCGATTGGTATATCTCTATTAATGTTCCCGTCAAAATCTATTCTCAATTCTCTCGGCACTTCATTTAACAGAGCAATATTTTCTTTTATCTTTACGATAATATATGGAGCAATATATGGTACAATATTTTCACTTATTTGATGAATATGCGTTTCGTACTTCGCTAGAATCGATAAATTCATATCAATATTGTATGGAATTGGCATTCTATCATTGTATTGTTTCGAATTCTGTTTCATTCTTCTTGTTCTGTAGTAGTTCAAAGCACGTTCGCCATCGTATGCTATGTTTGCAATCGACACACTGAATCTTGGAACCTTTGTATCATACATTGAATCAGGATCAGTATTCTCATAGAGTTGTTCAATGAGTTTTCTTTCCTTTGGAGCATAAGTAATATCAATCATTGTTTCAACATCAGTATCCAAAGTCTCATTAGTTGATTCAGAATCTACAACCTTCATACCTTTGAAGAGAGACATGAATACAATGATTTGATTTCTAACAGATCTGTAATAGTAGTATTCTTGATTAGGTCTTCTCATTCCACTTGTAGAAGAGGAAGGTGAACGAATTTCAAAGAATACTGGATCGTCTTCTCCGAGAACAATTGAACTCGAAACAGGACAGACTGCATCATGTGTACCTTCTTTATCAACGTTTAAGATTTTATAATCTGTACCGTCAAGAACTCGATCCTCTCCGGGATCAGTGTTACGTGCCGCTTCGTCAAAAGTTCCTACAAGATCAATATCGTAGATTTTATATGTAACATTTTTAACAACGTTTGTAATTCCGGGATCTGTATTCCTTGCAGCTTCATTAATCTCTAGAGTTCCCTCTTTGTTTACACTTTCAATAATATATGTAACTCCGTCAAGAACATTCGCCTCGCCGGGATCTGAGCTTTCTAATCCACCCGTAAACCCAAGACCACCCGCTATAGTATTTTTTACATTTGCAGTGAAGTCTGTCTGGTCTGTTAAGTTATCATCGTCCCAGTTACCTACGAAATCACTGCTCTTGATTATGTCATCTCGACCTACAAACTCAAATAGCAGGCTTGCGCCGACAGGGAACTCACTGGCAACAAAAGCTCTGCCGTGTATATCATATTCTGCTGCACAATCGGTTCCGTTGGCAAGTGCATCAGATGTTGTTTTCGCGGGCCACGGTATATCAGTATTACAGTCATAAGCCTCAGACATCCAAAGTTCTAATTCGGCAAGTGTCTTTTTAGTTCCAAGACCGTAAGTGCCAACATGATAAGATGTGGTTACAGTAGCATTAGTAACTACTGGAGTTTTCCCACAGAAAACTTCTAAGTTATTGGTAATTGTGGCCGCCCCACCTGACAAATTGTATGCTGAGTGGCAATAACTAAATGTAGAGTTCAGTGCAGTTAACGCTGCACTTTTGCACGTCACTGCTTGCGTCGTTTGCCCTATGAAGAAACATGAATGAATATCAACAACATCTGTGGCCACGTTTGAATAAACACCATATTGCATACTATTTATAGTGCATCTCTCATATCTAATACCGATACCCGACGCTGAACTGTCTTGATATACAAAGGTATGCCCATTCCTGCCAAGGACAGTAATATTTGAAATGACTGGTTTCTGTGTAACTCCAGACAAGTCACCACCTAGCCAATAAAACACAGTACTCACATTAAAGGTAACACCTCTACCTGCCAATATCCCTGACACGCTCCATCCAGTAGTTACTGCACCAGAAGCAAGAAACTCACCCCATCTTTGTAAATTATCAGTATTTACATATCCGACAAGCATCCTGCCACTACCATCAGTTGGCATAGCCGCTTTGCACGTTGCTACAGTGGGATAAATATTTATGCTACTGCCAACCTTCAGCATGCATCGGTCACCGGCAACCCAAGTAGATATATCACCGGCAGTAGTGACCATGAACCTACCGTCTGATTGCTCACCAAGGATAAATGACAATTGATATATCTGTGTTCTGGTATCATTTGCTATATAATCTGCAAGAGTAAATGAATCGAATAAAGGCGCATCCCATTGTTTAGCCTTGAAGTAGATATTTTGTCCATCTATCTCGTCGATCTCAAGCATCTCACCACATAAAAAATCTGACATTTTTTATCCTATACCTGACTTGTAACTTTGGCTGAATAATATCCAATATCAATATCAACAGTTATCGAACCATCCCCAGAAAGGGTACCATCTGGTGTATCGCTCCAAACACCTCTATCCTTCACAATATAAATTTTATTTGTAGAACCTACTTCTGAACCTGTAACTGTAAAGGTCGCTGTATTGTCTCCGTTGTCTGTTATAGTTAATGTTGGGCGATCAATATCAGGTGTTACTATCGTAGGAGTAACATAAGTTTCAGCAGAATGAGAACTATCAACAGCATTAGAGGAACGTGCAACTCCATATAATGTATATTCGACATCGTTTGCTAATCCATATATTAATCCAGTTCCAAGGTCTGCATCAAATGCTCCAAGGAAGTTATCATTATTATCATCATACACTAATATAACATCCCCAGTAGTGTATGAAGCTCTATTTGTAATAGACATCAGAACATTCCCACCTGTTTCTGTGTCTGTTGCTGTAAATCCAAGTGGAAGCTCTGGTGGAGTTCCTGTAGTTCCCTGTATTGAAACATTATGAATTTTATAAGTGACACTACTGTTTACATTTCCTGCTCCGGGATCTACATTACGAGCTACCTCATCAAACAAACCAGTCTTTGAAATATTTTTAATGATATATGTAACGTCTTTTGTGACATTAGCAACACCGGGATCTGTATTTCTTGCAGATTCGTCAAATGAACCTTCTTTGTTTATACTTTCAATAACATATGAAATTCCATCGATGACATTCGCTTCACCGGGATCTGTACTTTCAAGTGTTCCTACCAAGATACTATTTGCCCCAAAGGTAACAGGCTTTTGAACCTCTGCTACGGTAGCTTCGTGGTAATCTCCGTCACCTGCTTCTGTGACGTAGTCAGGATTTACAAAATCAAATCTTAGGCTTGCGCCGATTGGATAGCTGCCCGCCACAAATGGTATGCCATGGATGTCGTGCGTTGCAGCGCAGTCTGTTCCTGCTCCAAGAAGATCAGACGTATCTTTTGCAGGATAGAATATGTTAGGTCTTCCTTGATAGCTTTCAGTTTTCCATGTCTCTAATTCTTCCATTGTTTTTTTTGTGCCGAGCGTGCCATCAAGGCTTACGCTCGTGGTTACTATAGCATTTTTGGGCATATAGAAATCAATATCGTTCAGGAACGAGGCGCAGTTTTTCACTATATTTGCTTTATCGTTTCCTCCAATCCCATTCTTGTTTTTGGAGAAAGTGCAATTTCTCATTGTCTGTGCAGTCATTGTGATACGAAAGCCATACGTATTACTATCGAAGTGACAAGATTCTGCCACAATCATGTGTGCGGACTGAGTATCGTTAGCGTTAAGGCCGCTATCACGACTCCCAGAGAAGATACACCTTTTGAACAATATCGGATAAGTCGGGTCTACTGATATGTTAAAAAATGTGGCATCAGCCGCGTGACTCATCATCTCGATGTTCTCAATAATTAGCTGACTCGTGATTCCAGAGGCGTCTCCTGTTATATTATAAAAATTTACCCAAGGATGGCAGGATATGCCGCAATCTGGCAAAACACCTATAATTGGATAACCATTTGTTGTTGATCCGATACCCTCAAACCAAGTCGTGCAATTGTTAGTGTCCTGATAACAGAGCAACATCCTGTCGCTACCATCTATAGCCATTGCGGCCTTACAAGTTGCCATTGTCGGATAAATATTTATGCTGCTGCCAACCTTCAGCATACATCTATCACCAGCAACCCAAGTAGATATATCACCGGCAGTCGTGACCATGAATCTGCCGTCTGTCTGCTCTCCAGTAATAAATGAAAGCTGATATATCTGCGACCTGTTATCGTTCGCGATAAAGTTTGATAGTGTGAAAGAATTGAACAAAGGCGCATCCCATTGTTTCGCCTTGAAGTAAACATTCTGGCCGTCTACTTCGTCAACCTCAAGCATTTCGCCGCACAAGAAGTCTGCCATAATATATTCCTATAGTGATAGTATGTGTGTGGTTAATTGTATTGGATCTAGCTCTTCAACAGGTTGTATTGCTCCTAAATCCTTACCTAGTACAGTGACTATTCCTAATGATGTTTCAACTTCAACTTCATCAATCCAACCTATATCTTCAGATACTTCTACTTTCTCAACAATTTCGAAGATAGGATTAGTTCGAACATCTTTCCAATCAAATCCTTCTGGTCTTTGATCACAAAGCACACCATTACAGAATACTATATCGATTAGCTTCATATTATGCTCCTATCTATTTGTATTTATGATAAACTCTTGCATATATAAATAAAAAACCCCAATCAAAAGACTGGGGGTAATAAAAATTAAAGGGGTGAGGATAAAATATGATTGATATTAACACTTAAGGTGGTACTGTGTATATCCGAAATGATTTATTCTCTACCCCTTTCAATCTTATTTAGGGTCTAATCCTCCCAATCGTGCGAAGGAATCTCATTTTTTTCATCTTTTTCTTGAGATTCTTCTAATTGGTTTGCCAGATCTATAAGCTCACAAGTCGGAACTGGAACATCATCGACCTGATATGCCACTCTATGATCTCTTGTCATCTTTGCTAAAATCGGATAATCTTTTCTTATTTCTTTCTCAGCAGCATTAAGTTCTCCGACACATAACCATTTGTGAAGTGGATAACCGTTCCCAATCGATGCTTCATCTTCGAAGACCATAGCAGTTGCAACGTGTTTCCTATAGCAGTCTAAACAAGTTTCTTGAGCCATTATTATTCTCCTCCGTAAATTTTATTTGAGTCATATGGTTCTGCAAATCTTGCTTTGGATATTTGTATCATCATCCTTACAAAGCTCATTACATTTGGAACATACTTTGTATCACTCCATATCCAAGGAGGATTATAAATAACCTTGCTTGATTGTGGAAGAACTTTAGGCATTGGTGGTCTATCATCATTCGTACTTAAACGTTTCTCTTCCCAATGATTCCAACACGACACACTGATGGGAATATTTTTCTTATTCAGATTCCCCATCGTCAATCTCCTCTATAGATTCAAATACAAAGTTTCTGTTCTTTGGGCCTTTCGTCAACTGAGTCCAAGCCGAGCCTAGATCCTTTTTAAGTTTATTAATATACAACTTTCCTTCGTTCTCATCAACATCGTCTGAAAGTTTGTATCCCTTTCCGGCTTTGATTGAATCGTTTATCATTGTCTCTTTGCCAGTATCCCAATCCTGCTCCTTGTGTCTCCATAACATTATAGGTGCTTCTGGATCTGGAATATTTCGATAGATTGCTCCATCTTGTTCAAACTCCTCAGACCACTTCTTCGTTAGTTTAAAAAGTTCCTGTCCTGCGGTTGTCATATTTTGCCACATATCTTTTCTTGGATAGAACAATAAAGACTCTTCGGTTCCTACTCCTCCACCTTCATCCCAAGCACCTGAAACTTTGAATACTCCAAATCCGGCATTCTTTATTTTATTAAGAAGAACTGCTTGTCTTGCTTTGTTCTTCCTCCCATCTTTGTCTGGAGACGCTTCATAATCTCCTCGATATGCTGTTATAATTCCAAACACACCGGGATCTACTAAGTGTTGCCAAGCTCTTGATAGACTTCTCTGAGACTCTTTATATATTCCATACTTATCATTCTCAATAAGAACTTCTGTACTACCTAAGAGATTACTAATTTCTTCTTCTTTAAAGAATCCATGCTTCTTCAATAAGTCTTCAGCCTCTTTCATCAGTGCTAGAGAAATTGGAATGTCTCTGACAGGTCTATTCTGACTCTCTTCTTCGTAGTCGTTTTGTGTTTCCATATAACCTTCTTTCGCATACTTCTCTAAGAAATCTTTTGGGGAAATCTTATCAGACTCTCCTGTTGCTAAATTGTCTATATTTAATTGCCACGAAGTCCCAAGAAGAGCAGCAAATTTTCTAGTCTCAGGAGGTAGCTTCTTATGTGAACCATTATTAAATGCTGTGATAAGTTCTGCCAAAGAAAATAGAGTATCTTTTGCCTTACTATCCTTACCATAGAATTGGACAGAAGTGAACCTGTTCCAATCTCTTGCTCTTACGAGTCCTGCTCGAACTCCAAGAGTTTTGATCTTGTCTTCATTTTCAGGAGTATTAGGGAGTTCTTTCAGAGAATCAATTGCAGCGGAATGAAAACTCAATTTATTTTGAACTTTGGGATCTTTGATATCAATTTCGTGTCTGGTAACTTCTACTGCTTCGTTTATTTTTGGGTTGTACCAGTACCCTGCTCCTTGTGCCATTTGTCTTATTCTCCTGAGTAGTAATCGGTTATCTTACAATATCCTTCTTCATCATCAAACCTATAAACAGAAACAAAAGCTTCTCTCAACATTGTCATAGAGATTACCAAGTCGTCGTACCAACGTTCGTCCCAATATTTTTTACGTTCTTGATAATCTACACCATCTATTATAATAGTATTTATACCACATTGGATGATTCCTCTCGCACAATCTGTACAAGGAAGCCAACCTATGTAAATTTTACAATCTTCTAGTGCAATTCCTTTACGTGCTGCTGCGTATATAGCATTCCGTTCTGCGTGTTCTGTATAAAAATATTTTATTGGACGCTCGAATCTTTCTGAAACTGTATCGTTTTCTACAACATTCCGAGGGAATCCATTGTATCCTGTTGCTACAATAATATTATTGCTATCTACTATGATTGCTCCGACCTTAGTTGAAGTGTCTTTAGACTTTGAAGCAACGTATGGGAGCATTCCTATAAAATATCCATGCCAAGGCATTTATTCTTCTCCTACATCTTTAATTTCAAGAAATTTTTTAAAGTTCTCAATTGTGTCTTCAATAGTATCACCAAATACTAAAGGTTCATCAATATGATTTCCACCGGGAAATTCTCTGATAGGACAGATACACCACTGCACATGTACTCCATTAACCTTTCGAGTTAATACGTGATGTCTGAATAAAGTTTCGTGCAACCATTTCTTGTAATTTCGCATTTGCATAATTTCTCCTTAATAGTATTATACAATAAATTCTTCTCGTTGTCAATAAGTTTTTTAGAATACTCTTGACAATTATCATTCATTCTGTTATAATTAGTTTTTGATCTATTTAGAAAGAAGGAGATTTATATGTCATATGTGGAGTACACAGGTTACACAATTCCTCGTAGAGCAGGTTGGGAAGATGTTCTCGAACCTTTGGTACGCAAGATTACAGGAGCGCAACAGGCAGATTGTCGAGCGGGTTGTTATTATGATTCTAAGTTATTTTTTATGAAACCTCATTATCTCGGAACTTATTGTGAGTGTTCTTATGGGATCAAAGAGAGAGATTTTGCTAAAGATAATAATCATTCAGTACAATGCTTTCACACTTTCTGGAAAGAAGTTGACGATGCATTCAAATCTCACCCAAAATATAATTCCAGTAACGTATTGAAGGTTGCTAGAACCAATATGATGAGACAACTATGTACAAAGAATCATATCAGATACGAACCAAACGTTATAGAGAAACTATGTACTTGTCCTTATCAAAATAAGTGGCGAGAACTGGGATACGAACACGATGAAGGTTGTAAAGCAATTCAACCTAACTTCTGGTATAAGAAAACAGATCATAAAATCTGGTGGTATAGGTTCTTTTTCAGGGATTCATACTGCAATCAAGACATTACTTTGCCTGAATTTGAAGAAATCGTCAAAAAATGTACAAATTATGTGAACCTTCACCCTTAATATGTTAATCAGGTATAATAAAGTCACAGGTGTAGCTCGCAAAAACCGGTGATTCGTACGTTATGTGTAAAGAATATAAAGAAATAATTTAAGATTAATTATAGGATAAAAATTTTGAAACAAAAAAGAGATAGATACGAAATGCACAAGTATTGGGGAAAAAAGCCTTCAAATGACTTGAAAGAACTAATTGATCAATACACAGTTCAAGGAGATACTGTCCTTGATCCATTTGCTGGATATGGAGTATTTGGATGTGAGGCTTTTATAATGAACAGAAATGTCATTCTCAATGACTTGAATCCTGTTGCAAATTTTCTCAATAATCAGCTTCTTCAAAAAGACATTGATTTACAATTAATTGAAAAACAATGGAAAGTTATTAAAGCTGAATTTAAACCTTTTGTGGCAAAATGGCACGAATGGGATATAGACGGGAAAATGGTACAATTAACTTCTATTCTTAGAGATAAGAATAATATTCCAATAAAAGCGAAATACAAAAGTAACGGGGATAGAAGTTGTACAGAATTTGAAATCAAAAAAAAGGCTGCTGATAAATATTTGGATTTTGAACATTCTCAACCCATTAATGACTGGTTTCCAACTATTCAACTCATCAGAAACTCAAGAATATCAGCAAAAGAAGGAATGACCGTTGCTGACCTTTTTACAAAAAGAACGCTTTCTTGTCACGCAAGACTTTTGTCATTAATTGAAGCCCATTCAAGCGGAGCGGAAAGCGATTTATTCAAAGTTGCCTTTACCGCAAATTTAGCCAATTGTTCTAAACTTGTACCTCCAATAAAAAGTAGAGGCGCTATGGCTCCAGGTGCATGGATGACAGGTTTTTATACTGGTGAAACATATTTAGAAAATAATGTATTATCATATTTTGAAAATAGATTCAGTAAAATAATCAAAGGTAAAAATGACTATCTAAATCAATTTGGAAACAACGGAGAATTAAATTTTAATCAAATCCAATACGACAATAATTATCAAAACATTCAAAATGACGCTAAAGCACTTGACATTAAAGACGAGTCAATAGATTACATTTTTACAGACCCACCTTATGGTGATGCTGTCCCATATTTTGAGCAAAGTATAATTTGGAATTCTTGGCTAAAATTAACACCTGATTATAAAAATGAAATAGTGATTTCTGACAGCAAGGAACGAGAAAAAGGGACTGCAAATTTTGAAAAGGATATTCATGTAGCTTTTTCTGAGATGAGACGAGTACTAAAAACAAACAAATATTTGTCACTTACTTATCATTCTTTATCTGGATTAGAATGGAAAGCGATAACTAATGCTTGTATAAAAAATGGGTTTGACCTTTTTGATTATAAATGGCTCGTTCAGAAATCATTTACCCCAAGACAAATTAACAGGTTAAAAAGTGTCAAAGGTGATGTTTTAGTTACTTTTAAAAAGTCTGAAATAGAAAAAATCACTCAAAAAACTGACAATGAAGTAAGAAATATTTTTCTATGCAACTTAACAAAATGGCTCGAATCTAAGCCACTAGACACAAATGAAATTTTTCTCAGAATCATGAAAATCGTATTTACTAAAAAAATATTAATAGGAAATGTTGATTTATCGAAGATACTAAGTGAGAATTTTAAATTCTCCGATAATAATAAATGGAGATTAAAATGACAAACTTGAACTTTACGGAATTAGACAGATGCTTTAGAAACAATGATTTTCCAAGCATTGAAAACGATAATAGAGGAATTAGATTTTTAAAACTTAGAAGTATGTCTCGAAAAGCGACTATGGAAGAGTTTTGCGAAATACATAATATTGATATTGAGGAATTAGGCTCAAGAGAATATTTTCAACACATTTTTAGTCTTGAAGCAGTAACAGATGAGCAAATTAATGACTTTATCAATCAAAAGTATCAAGAAGAAAGACGAGAAAGAGCTGATAATCAAGATTATTTAGTTGACCAGATGAATAGACTTCAACATTTTGATTGGGGTGGTTCATTTGGAAATAGTTTGGAGAAAAATATTGTAAATAATTATGTCAAAAAAATACAATCTTATGACCTAATAAATGAGGAAATAGAAGGAAACCTTTTGTCAAGTTTGAGAGGATATACTTTAAACTCTTGGTATAATCATTGGACTTCTATTCTCATAGAAGATTTATTCAAAGACCACCAATCTGTATTGCCAACAGTTGGGTTAGTTAAGAAGATTGATTTTTTCATTAACGACATACCTTTTGATTTAAAGGTTACATATTTTCCTGAACAACTGCTTGCAGACAAGTTAAAAGAAAGTGGTTACGGAAATGAACTAACAAGGTTAAAACAAATTTGCCGACAACTTGAAATATTTATTCCAACCGACTTAAAGCCCAAAGAACTTAAATTACATCTTCATAATATTGTTGCAGAAGACCAACGAGAAGAAGCAAGAGAGTTTATAGCAACTATAAAAGAGCATAAAAGAAATATAATTTCTGAAGCAGAAGAAAGCCCTGCCGAATTGAAAAAGTGGTTTTATGAAAATCAAGGAGAAGCAAGATTTGATGCTTCAAACAGATTTTTCTTAGTTCTTACAGATGAAACTGATATGACCAACAGTTGGAAATTAAAGAGAAATATTGTCTTTTTAAGAGAAGAAATAAACGAACATTTGGACAATTTATTAATGGATATGACAAGTCTTGAAACGGAATTTTATTGGCATCAAGACCAACAGACTTATATTTGCAAGTCTGATATTTTGTTCTTAAAATATGGTGAATAAACTATAAATAAATCACATAACAAATCGTTTCACCTGACATTTTTCCGCTCCGCTTCAAAATGCAGGTGAACTCAGCCGTTATCTGTTCTTTGTACAAATCGAGGAGGGTGAGTGATGAATGAGCAATCAGGGGAACAAATCCGAAAAAACCTTGAAGGGAAAA